TCACCCCAATCCGCGTTCCCAGAGCGCACGCTCGGCGGCGCGGCGGCGGACGAGGCCGGGCAGTTTGCGGGCGCCGGCGAAGACCCAGCGGTCGAACTGCGGGCCGGCATCGACGAGACGTCCGGCATTGACCAGGCGCCGCAGCGTCGAGGCAGACAGCGCACCTTCGCCGAGGTTGAAGGTGAAGCTCACCAGCGCATCGAAGCACATGGCCGCGAGCGGCACCTCGATCAGCCGGCATACGGCGCCTTCGTAACGCGGAAGATCGGCGCGCAGCAGCGCCTCGCCGCCTTCCGGCGAGAGCGGCACGTCGAACCGTTCGCCTTCCTGGACCACGTGCCCGTAGCCCACGGTCGGAAAGCCCGCCGGACAGATGTAGGGCACGGACGAGAAGCCCTCAAAGGCTCGGATCAGCGAAGCGCCGGCCTCGCCCGTAGCCCTTGGACTTCCCTGGGGGCTGCCATCGGGACTCATCCGCGGCCCCTTTCCTTGTTGAAGGTGCGATTGCCGAACCAGAAGGTGACGATGGCGGCCCAGACTGCCCAATCCTCCTCGCCCCACATCGACATGACCACCGATGCGTTGCTGTCGCCGTTGGTTTGCAGCAACACGAACTGCGCGACCTTGACGGCCGCATAGAGGCCGAAGAAGCAGAGCGTCAGGAACGGCCGCACGACGGCATTGAAGCCGTCGACCCAGGCGACGCCTGATGGCCTGAGTGCCGAGGCAAAGGCGGCCAGTTCGGTCGCCACATCTGCACCGGCGTTGATCTCGGCCATCTTGGCCGCGTGACCGGCCTCGATCGCGCGCATCTGGAAATCACCCTGGACCTTGAGCATTTCGATTTCCTGGAGATGGTTCTGCTTCTGCTCGAAGAAGCCGATCAGCCGCGGGGCGAGCGAACCCAACAACCCGACGATGGAACCGAATAGTGCAAGCATGAGAGAGCTCCTTTCGTTTCTATGACTTGAGCCTGGTCGACGCGAAGAACACGAGGGCGCCGATTACGACCAGCGCGATGCCCTGCCCGATCTGCTTGAGCGCGCCGTTGCGCACGACGCGGTACATGGCGAAGAGATCGCGCAGGCCCCGGATGTGATCAGCGGCCTTGTCGTCGTCGAGACCGACCGATACCAGCGCCCTGCGGGCACCACGCTCGGCCGCGTCCTCCAGCATCGCCTCGAGCGCGGCGCGCGACAGCGAAACGGGCGAATGGTCGTAATCGGGCATGATGGCCTCCTAGATCTCTCGCGGCGGCGGCGACTCCCCGGCCGCGCGCCGATTCTTCTGGCGCTTCTCCAGTTCGGCGATGCGCGCGTCCTTTGCCGCGCGCTCGTCGATCAATGTCGCCATGCCCAGTTCCAGCTCCGCGACGCGATTGATGAGGTACTGAAGGCCGGGGCTCATGCGTCGGTCGCTCCCACGAATTCCTCGCGGACCTTGGCGTCGACGTAGAGCTCCGTCCGGCCGATCCGCTCGGGCGCGACGCCTTCAGGCAACAGCATGGTGAATGGTTGCTCGCACAGCGGGTCCTTGCCCGTCGCGCGAGCGTCGGCCGTCAGGTATCCGGCGAGAACGTACCAGACGCTGCCCGCGATCACGTCGAAAGTCATACGCGTCACGCGCCAATAGGTGGCCTGCGCGCCCGTGCCGGTATCGATTGCCTTTGAAAGTGCCATGATGATTCTCCCTAGACGATGAGCCAGTTGGTGCCGTCGCTGTAGACGAGGACCTTGTTGCTGCCGCCGCCGGCCACGATGGACTGGCGTGTCGTGGTGGTCGCATCGATCACATAGAATAGAGAGCCGGCACCGGCTCCTGATGCCGCTCCGATTGTCGCGACCGTGTATGTGCTGAGCCTGATGTGCTTCAGCTCCACGCCGACAAACGCCGAGTCGTCGGCCGTGCGGAACTGAAACATGGCAGCCGACGGATAGCGCTTGATGGCCGGAAAGGACGACGTGCTGCCGCCGAATTGCAGTCGATCGAAGTCGGTCTCGGCAGTATTGGATATCTTGAAGACGCCTGACGCCACGCTTCGCACGAGGCCGTGAGAACCCCAGCCGACGTAGCCGCCGGCCGGCACACTGAAGCTGTTGTTGAAGACGATGGCGCCAGTACCGGCATTGACCGTAATGCCTTGGTTGAACGTCACCGCGCCAGTGAAGGTCTCGCCATTCCTGTTTGCGGGCGTGTAGCCGAGCGCGGCGACGATCGCGGCCGAAGTGATATTGAACGGGCTGTGAAAAACGTTGTTGCCCATGGTTCACCTACTGGCTGACCGAAAGATTGAAGCTGCCCGCGCCATAGGCCGAGCAGCGCAGGCGCACTTCCCACCACCCGGCGAGACGGCCGATCTGTGGGAAGTCGGCCAGGTTCGACGAGCTGAAGATCGCTCGCGTGGCGACGACCGAGTCATCGCCGCGTACGCGCCGCGTCTCGACGACGAACGTGCCGGCAGCACCGCCCAGGTCCTCGATGTCGCAGGCGAAGATGTGCTCGCCCAGGCCGCTCAACGGCATCCACGGCGTCTGCCCGGTGCCAGACAGGGTCCCCGACTCCGCCAGGTTGGGCGTTGAACCGTCTCTCTTCTCGATTAATGCTGCCATATCATTCTCCTTTGTTTTTGAGGTTCGGGGGACGTCAGCCGCCTGACTTTGGACCTCTCGTCGGGCGGCCTCTGCGCGGGTACCACAGCAGCAGCCGGAACTGCCGGGGACGTGGCTTGGCCGAGGGAACGGCGGCAATGCCTTCCGTGCGATGCCGTTCGCCAAGCTGCCAGCCGAACTGGAAATCGCTTTCTGGAAGGCCTCTCCGACGAGACCGTTATCGTTGAGTGAAAGGACATTTCCGTATGCAAATCGCGAGCGGAATTCTTGTAGGACGGAGCAGCGTACTTTTTTGCTCAACCCTTCATTGGCCTGCTCACCGATAGCCGTCGCGCCAGAGCACGACGCTGCGATTGCCTAACGTTTGTCAGGCGGCTAATGTCGCCGTTCCGACGCGCCCATTGCCACGCAGCTGGTGCGGACCCGCCGATGTCATCGAAATTGGGAAGTCCCATCGGGGCTTCCTGTCAATGGCGAACAATTGCGGGGCGCTGGAAGGCGCGCTTGCGAAGAGCGCCAGAAACGGTGGACTTGTGATTTCCACTGTTTTGCGAGGATATCTAGACGGCGCGTCTCCATACGTCTGCGAGGCCGACATCGAGCCACTTCCCCGACTTCGCATTCATGTTGCTCAGTCGGGTACGGATCGTATCCGCCTTAAGACTTTGACGCCAAGCCACGAGTTCTACGTAGTCCTCTCATTCCGGTGAGCGTCGCGCGGCAACGCGTGGTCAGGATCATGCAGACGCTTGTCGGGGCGCCCACATAGCGCAGTAGGAGGCCCTGATCCATCCTCTCCACCGCCTGTCTTGGTTGCCAACCCTTCACGCGCACGTGATTCGATAGACCACAGTCGTTCCAAGTGGGGTCAATGCAACGACCGCTCAATGAGCCGAAATCGATAAGCGCATAAACACACTATGCCTATGATTTGGATCGCGTTAGCTCTCGTGCCAAAGAAAACTCCCCTAGCGAAGCAACTTTGCCAAAGCAGCCCAAATCCGATGGCCAAGTGTCGCTATGCTATCGTCACCAGGCGTCCCTTTCGCTTTCTTATTCCAGCTCGGAATGAATGTCCCATCATAGTGAGAGATGATCGCTTCTGGAAAGCGCCGGCCCTTCGTTGGTCGCAAGTACGGATCCGCAATGACGTCGCGATCAACATATTCCCTGTACGAAAGACGCGACGACTTAACTTCTGGCACGAGCAGGTCCAAGAGCGTCGCGGCGGGCGCTATGGACTCAAATTCTGACCGGTGCGTAAGTATTAGTTCAGCGGCACAATCGCTTAAGCCAAACACTTCGAAAAGACATGCCATGCCAACGAGACGGCGCACCGATGGCACTTCTTGTGTCCCGACGAGATCCCTGAAGTACAGGGCATCGCCCCACATCACTTGCCCCTGAATCGACGGTCCCGCAGTGGGCGTTCCGCTTGCGCTGTAGTTCGAATAGAGAAAGGGATACGGCAGTGCGCGCTTGCTAAATCGATAAGTATCTAAATCGTACAGTTCGAAGCCGCATTCGCGAAGATATTTCTCCACCTCCCAGAATATCGGACATCCGGCTATTGCCTGTGACAGCCGAACCTCTGTGACCACGCCGAGTATTCCACCTGGCTTCATGAGTTCGCTAGCGCCCTGCAACACTTCGAGTTCAGCGCCCTCGACGTCCAGCTTTACGAAGTCCGGCGTCGTGATACCGCTCGCTGCCAAAGCCAGGGGAAGCGTGGTAGTCTTAATCATTATCTCATCGACGGTGGCGAGGGATGCCGTCTCCAGGTGCCGAGCGAAGAAAGCATGGTTGGGCTGATAGAGCCCACTTGAGGGAGGATGATTCGCGACAAACAACTTCCGCGTGTCAACGGCACGACCAAGTGCGTAAGGAAGGTACCGAACCCGGGAGTCGCCCTGAGCGTTAAGGCGTTCGCACTCCACCGGGTCGAGTTCGAAACCAACTATCCTTATGTCATCGCCAAAAACTTGCCAGTAAGCCTCGACTCCACCACGAGCGCCAACATCGGCAACCACGAAAGGTTCCTTGTGAAAGGCACCGCAGCGAACAAGATATTCCGTCATCCTTGGTGAATAGTTCACGTGCAAATTGGGCATGAGCCTGCGTCGTCTCCATCGCGGACATGAATCGACTCGACAATCGATGTCTATTCTGTCCGAAAACTATTCTCAACATCGTGTAGGCACTTGGATACGACAAATCGACCCGTCCAAGCCCGCCCGCTCATCACAAGTTCTTCCGCCAGGTCGCCACACACCACGACAGGCCGGCGAGAAACTTCCTCACCCCTATTGGCCTCGTCACTGCTATCGCATAGTGAAGTCCACGAGTCTGGATCCTAGTACCTCCACCGGTAGGATAGGCCGTGAACTGGAGAACCGTAGAAGACGTTCGAACCAGACGGAACAAAAGTTGCGTTCTCGACCGCCTGGAGAGAGTGCAGTCCTAGAATCATCGTCCCAAAGGTGCCAATCGAAACGCCGTAACCAGACGAACTGACCGACCACCCCCACGCGGTGGTACCATTCAATGAATTTGCGCCATCAAAACAGACACCCGCCGCAAACTGGCTGTAGCCAGTACTGTTGTAGGCAGATTGTTGATTGTGCGCCGAGAATGGATCTTCTCGAAACCCCGCTACTGCCGACACGCGGTTAGTCGACGAGCCATTTGTGGCTCGCCATGCAGTTATATTGTAGGCCCATGTTGCGGTCGTATCCTGCACAATGCTTTCAACCGAAACGCGGTTATAGGTGTTCCAAACACCAATCACAGCCTCGCCGCCACCGGCCGCCGCGCTGCCCATCTTGAAGTCGACCTGCGACGAGCTGTTGGTATAGATCGTGCCGACATACGTTCCACGGCGTGCCGTCGGTCCGTTGGTGATGTCGTACTTGTTGACCCAGAGGCCGTCGAGTCGTTCGAGTTCGGTCGTGGCCGCTCCGGTGCCGCGCACGGTTGTGTAATTTTCCCCGGTGTGAACGCCGGACTGTGCGCCGCTGGTCGTGATGAACGTGCCGGCAACCTGGTTGGCCAGCGTGGTGGAGAGCTTGAAGGAGTTGGCGTCCACCTTGGTCACGAAATAGTCGACGTTCGCCGCGAGCCCGGTCGGCAGGGCCCCGGTCGTGCCAAATCGCACCGTTGCGCCGTCGTGGAGCCCGTGGGCGCTCCACGTCACCACGCACGGCGCCGCGATCGTCATCGTGACGGTGCCGGACCTGATCCACTTTGGCCCGCGGGTCAGTCGGATGATGCCCGAGTCGTTCCACACGAACACGTCAATGACCTGGTACGGACCGGCTGCGACGGGGCCGGCCTTGCCGGCGGTGTCTTGCGTGAGATCATTCGACCGCTCGGCGAAGGCCGTCGGGACAAACGCCGCCCCATCGTAGATCGGCACAAAGCCGCCCGTGTAGGGCGTGTAGAAGATCGACGTCTTGCCGGTCTGATCGCCCGTCATCACCGGCTCTCCGGACGACAGCGTCAGCCTCCCCTGCGGTGCGACCGGCTGGCTGGGGACCGCCCATGACAAATCGGCGCCATCGACACCCAGGAACTGACCGGCCGTCCCACGTCCCAGTCGCTTGTACGCCGAGCCGTCGCGGGTCAGCAGGTCGCCCGATGCCGTCATGATATTCATCGGCTGGAGCTGCTGGATCAGGGCAAGGTTGCCCTGCTCCGTCGCCGGCTCGCTGATCGGAGAAAGGCTTACCCGGCTGACGCGCTCTTCGAGCTGCTGCAGCGCCATGTAGATCTGGTCGAATCGCCGTTCGACGACCTCCGGGTAGTAGCCACCCTGGTTGGAAAGCACCGTCGTCTGCGTATAGGGCACCGTGCGTACGATGGTCAGCTTGGTGCCCGTCGCGATCGCGGAACCCGACAACGGATACGTGACGTTGCCACCCGACGGGCTGCCGATGCCCGTAACGCCATAGAGAGTGGGAGACAGCATCGTCTCAACTCCGGAAGCATCGGTAAGAATGACGGCGAGATGATCGGGCTCGAGCACGGGGAAGGAAAACGGCCACTCAGTCGTGTCCGCGTTACCGACGTAGATTACCTTGTTGATGGTCGACGAGAGAGACACGGACTCCTCCTGTTCCTCATATCCAAAAGCGATGAAACATCCGGCCATCGACGCCCCGGGGGGCCGCCGGATCGATGGTGAAGCCCAGCCATGAGAGCCAGCGCACGGCCTGTGTGCGGCGGGCATCGACCTGATTCTCGAGGCGCGGGTAGTGGTCGCGCATATCGGCCAGCAACGGCCGGGACAGCCGCGCGATGTCGCGCCCGAGGGACTCGAAGGCATCAGCCGCCAGCAGCCAGGGGCATCCCCGGCCCTCGACCAGCGACAGCGGCCCGACGCCCCACAAGGCGATCGGCCGACCATCGAGCTCGCGCACTGCCCAGACATGCGTGCTGAAGTCGTACGAGCGGCGTAGCGCCACGGCCGGCAAAAGGCCCGACGCAGCACGAATCTCCTCCACGTCGGCAGTCCGCAGCCGGGGGCCGAGGCAATCAACATCCTTCGCCGTCGCCATGTCGATCATGAAGGCGCTCATTCACCGACCTCGAGCCGCGGCACAACGGCTACGATGGTGGCGGGCAATGGCCAGGCCTGACGCACGAGAATGCGCCCGCTGCTATTCCACGACGGATCAATCAGCACCCGCTCGTCGCCGGTCGTCAGCCGGGTCGGCGCTCCGTAGTTTTCGGAGGCGCGTTCCTTGATCTCCGTCAGTTGACTGGCATCCGATCCGACAGAAAGACCACGCGTCGCCTTGACCCGAAGGACCACCTCCTGCACGCGTTTCGCTCGCGCCTGCAAGGTTGGCGGCCCCGCCTCGATGTCGAGGGTCTCGAGATCGCAGACGTAGGGCAGTCCGGCGAGGATGCGGCCCGAGGCGCGGGGGATCTCCACCGTGCCGTTCACGACCGTGACCGGCGGCTGAACCGAGCCATCGGCAAGGATTGCCACCTGCCGGCCTTCGAGATGCCACAGACCGGAGAGCATGGCGCTGGCCGTTGCCCAATCGGAAAGCGCCACGGCCTGCGTCGCCGAGGGGGCCGCCGTGTCAAGCGTGGCGGTGACATGCGCCGAATCGCTGAACGACGTCACAGTCACGGTCGTCTGGTTCTGGCCGGCGCGAAGGATCAGCTTCTGGCCGATGCTCGCCATCGAGAACGGCGTATGGCCCGATGCCGAAACCGTAACCACGTCGCCGGCCGAGTATGTCGACCCGGAGATCATCACCGTCCTGGCCGGATCGACATTCCAGCCGTCGTATCTATATCCGGAATCGACACACCAGGCCGCCTCGACATCCGCGAACAGCCGCGACGCCATGCGCTCGACGTAGCGGACCGTCCTGTGTCCCACGACGCGCCGCACCGAGAGGTAGAGGGCGGTCTCGTTCTTCTCCTGGATGGCGCACACGCTCTCGACCACGCCATCGGTGACGTGGCGGGACCAAGCGTAGACGTCATGCTCCTTGAGATAGGTGAAGCCCAGCAGCAGGCCGTCGGAACGCGCGCACCAGACGATCGAATCGGGGTCACGCGCATGCGCCCATTCCTCGATCTGCATGCCCTCGAACAGGTGGCCCGCGAGGATGCCGACGTCCCGGCCCTGCCAGGAATCGACCCCCATGTCGTAGGTCAGATCGCGGACCTTGCGGCCCGACGGCGTGACGAACAGTGCCGAGTTGCCGCTGACGATCGGCGGCACGTTGGCGATCCCCGTGTAACCCTGCGGCTTGAGAGTGGTGTTGGCCGGCGTGATGACGTCGGACTGACTGCCAGCCCAGCATTTCCACTCGCCGCCAGAAGTGAACACCAGAAGTGAATTGAGACTGAGCAGAAATCGGATCTCGTTGACCTCACGACTGGCGATGGTGCGGGTAATGGCGTCGGAATCGCGCGTGGGCTCGGACACGCTCATGTTCCTGAAATTCGCCGACTGACTCGCCCACAGCGTCTGGGGCCCCTTGTCGGTGCGCGCGAACCACTGGCGGCCGTCATGCCAGGTCGAACAGCCCGGCCATTCTCCCGTCGCAGCGAAAGGGTTGCGCTGGATCGGTGGCGTATCGGAAGTATCGGGGGCGACATTGGTGTCGGTGAAGGTGCTCCCGGACTTCACGCGGCCGATGAAGCCGTAGATACCGTTCTTGTGCTTGTAGACGTTGTAGTAAGTGCAATCCGTGACGGGTGTGAAGACGATGCCGGAAACCGCATCGGCCGCACCGACCGCCACGCTGGCCAGGCTCTCCTCGCCGTTCTCGTCGTTCACGGCAGTCATGACGTAACTTTGAGCGGCACCGGGATTTGTGCTGACGAGCCCGGTGGGCGCGGCTGTCGCCGGCGCGAAGGCGATGGTGACGAGCGTCCAGGCGGTGTGTCCCGTGCGTGTAAGATTGCGCGGCGCATGGCCGTGATGAGTGAGCGTCATCGTGTCGGCGGATTGCACGAACTTCAGAAGCGGTAAGTCGACCGACGAGTACGGCGTGGCCAAAGTGTAGAAACGCGCCACCGTACCTCCCGCCGTCCAGGCGTCCCACGTAGAGGTGTCGGTATCGCCGAGTTCGAAGGTGGTGGTGGTCGCGCCGGCGACGGTGAACCGCCGGCGATTGATCGCCGACATGCCCGCCGCGCCGTCGATCCAGACGTGATCTCCGTTGCCGAGGCCGTGCGGCGCCGCCGTCGTGACGATGCCGGGATTGGACCGTGTGACGCCCGAAATCGCGATTTCGGCCTCCAGGACGTATCCACCATCGCGGATCACCCGCATCTTCTGATGCGCGAACTCCAAGACGTAGGTCTCGACAGTGTTGAACTGGAAGGGGATCAGCCGCGACCGAACCTCGGCATCAATGGCTTCTCCCACGAAGGCCGTGCCGGACCTCGTGCTGGCGCCGCCAAAGGGATGAATGAACCAGTTGAGACAAGTCGCCAGACCGACCTGGTACTTGGCGAGGTCGACACGGCCGTGCAGGGCCGGTGACAGCTCGCCGGCGGCGAAGCTCGGCAGAATGAGCGGATTGGGCATCTGGAAGGCTCCCGAGAGTCGTTGCCTCACGCGTGCGAGCGGCGCAGAATCGCCGCGCTTGCGTTGGAGGGATTGGTCATTAGGGTTCGCACGCCTGCACTGTTGCTGTCGGCGCTCGCCGGAATGGTTGCAGTCCTATGCGAGGCGGCAGCCCAGCAGCGTGTGCCGGAACCGGCGCGCCTGGGCTTCCGCGTCTGCAATCAAACCGGCAGCGAGATCGAGGTGGCCAAGGCGCTGAACACCGGTGCAACCGACGGCAAGAGTCGCATCATCATTTCCGAAGGCTGGTACAAGCTCGCTGGCGGGTCCTGCCTCTTCCTGTGGCCTGGCAAGCTCGAATATCAATACTATCTCGTCTACGCCCAAAACAAGGCGACCCATCGTGAGTGGGCAGGCAAAGTGCCGATCTGCGTCAGCCGCGACGCCTTCACCATCCGCTCCGACACCTGCGGCCAGGAGTACTATCGGCGGATGTTCATCGAGGTGAATACGGGGGACGAACCGAACCTGTTCACCTACAACTTCCGGCAATGAAGCAGCGGTGCTAGGCGCGCGCGGCAATCCAGTCCGGCACACGGTCGCCGGTTGCCGAGTCGGCCTCGTTGACGTCCGCCGCCATGGCATCGGCAAGGGCCGCGCGTGCCAGTTGCGCCAACCGCACCGCCGTCTCGGTCTTCTGGGTGATCGGATAGGCGATGTGGGCGGCGATTTGTTCGACCAGCGCCGACGCAAAGCCGGCGTCGTACAGGTTCGGATCGTCGACACGAGCGGTGTAGACCGCCTCAGCCGCAGGTTCGTCGCAGAGAACGAAGCGGCCGGTGGCGTCGCCCGCGACTTCGAAGCGGATCGAATCCATGTCAGGGTTCGCCGAGGCGAGCCGCAGCAGCCGGACGCAATCCGTCGGCACGGCGTAGCGGAAGGCCCACTCCGTCGGCGCGGCGCCCTGCTCGGCCAAAGTCACCCGTCGGCGGGCGAAATTCCAATCGTGAACGCGCAGTAGGGTATCGCGCGTCGCTGCGTACCAGATCGACGCAGTGCGCGCTTCGACGCTGTTCTCGTCGAGCGCCGAGATCGTCGCCCGTGTACCCAGTCGGGACAGCGCCCGATTGCAGATATCGACGTCGGTCGTCGCCATGGTCAGTCCTCGGCAGTTGAAAAAGGGACAGCGGCGGAGGATTGCTCCTCCGCCGCCGGGGAAGCGGCCACGACAGCGGTGCGACGCGCCCGATAGGCCTTCACGGCACGGCGCGCGGCGGCGTCGAGCGGCGCCAGGGCGGAGCCCGGATCGCCGGTGTAATCGACGACTTCGCCTACTTCGCGCAGCACGGCCTCCAGGAAGGTCGGTGCCGTCACACGGTATCGCGCCATGGCCGCCTCCCTGTTCCTAGGCCACGTAGCCCGAAGCGTAGGCGACGTTCGCCTGACGCTGCGGGATCAGGCCGGACGTGAACTTGCCGGCGGTGAGCGGCCCGGTATTCACCGTGTAGAAGAGCCGCAGGTAGCGCTCCGTCCCGTAGGGCACGGCCACGCGCAGCACTTCCGTGCCGGCGACCAGCGACGCCTTGGGAACGGCATCGCTCAGCACGAGATTGACGGGCGAGGAGAACGACGGGTTGTCGTCGCTCTGCAGCGCCACCGTGACGGTGGCGGCGCCGGCCGCGGTTGCATCCTGCGTGCACAGCACGAGGATCTCCGGCCGTTCGCCGTTGCCGATGTCGCGCGCCGCACCGAGGTCGATGTAGTCGGTGCTGGCGGCGCTCGCAGTGACGGCCTGGTCCTGGCCGAACAGGTTCTGACGATCGATGTACATGAATGTGTCTCCTTGTCGGATGAGGATGGGCGTCAGACGACGCGCGGCTCGGTATTCAGGATCTGGTCGCAGGTGCGGATCGGGATGCCCAGGAACTCGCGCACCGGCCGGCCCTCGAACTCCGAGATCTTGAGCATCACGTTGTCCTTGGTGGCGGCCTGGATATCGAGCCACTGGCGGCCGGTGCGGTTCATGTAGAACACCGGCTGGCCGGTCTTGAGCGACGGCACCTTGTGGGTCGCCTTGATCATGAACTTGGTGAGGTCGGGCGGCGTGACGGCGGAGAGGTCCGACACGTCGATGTTGGCGATGCGCACCGCGTAGCGCCAGTCGCGCACCGTGAGCCCCGCATCCCACTTGTAGTGCGTGCGATAGCCCTGGAACCGGTTGCCGTTGACGTCGGTCAGCGTCTGTTCGCCCAGGTCCCGCATCTGCAGGCCGGCCTTGCTGCCCTTGGGGAAGATGCCGTGCACGGTGAGATCGCCCCACACCACCAGCCAGATCGAGGTGTTGTCGGCACCGGTGCCGCCGGCGTCGATGACGTTCTGCGAGATCGCGGCCGACCCGCTCACGGTATTGAAGCGCGGCGCGAGCCCCATGAACTTCTCGGGGGCCGTCGCCGAGTTGCCGTAGAACAGCGTCTGCGCCAGCTGCTGGCTCAAGCCCTCGAGGAACGCCTTGTCCTCGGAGAGGCGGAACTCGGCGCTGTTGCCATTGAGGTCGGCCAGCGCCTTGTCGATCTCGCTGTAGGTCTCGAGCATGCCGCAGGCGTCGGTGATCTGCGAGGTCGTGCTCTTGGTCGGCTGGACGCCGTAGTTGAGCTGGCGCCAGGTGCCCTGCGGCAGGCCGGTGCGCACCGAAGTGCGGTGCCCGGTCGGCAGGTTGCCCTCGACCCAGCGCATGTCGTCGAGGATCTCGTTGGTCTGCGACAGAAGCTCGACGATCACCGAGATCCTGCCGTCGTTGTAGCGCTTCGCCCAATCCGTGTAGGTGAGCGCGGTGTTGCCGATGGCGGCCATTCAAATGACTCCTATTTGTCGTTGATGTTGGGATAGAGCGTCTCGGCGGCAGAGAGCCGCGACGCGCCGGGCTGCGCGCCCGCGTAGCGGTCCTCCGAAACCGACTGTCCGACGCGGACGAAGAAGCGGAAGAGCTGCGGGCTGTTCGAAACCCCCAGCTCGTCCAGGCTTCGCCGGAGCTCCGGCGTGCCGAAGCGACTGAGCGCCCGCTGGGCTGCGGCACGCGCGGACTCGAACCGCCGGCCGCCCAGGTCAGGATCGTTCTTCACTTCGGCGACCCAGGCCTTCTGGCGGCTCTCGGCCGCCGAGAGCTGGCGCTGGACCAGTTCGTTCATCTTGGCGGCGTAGAGGTCGACCAGCTTCTGCGCCTGGGGCTGGCTCAGCCTCGCCTCGGCGAACAACGACTGCGCCTCCTCGAGCGCAGCCGTGTCGACTTCCACGCCTTGCGGCAGCGCGAACGGCTCATAGCTGACGGGCACCGCCTCTTCGGCGGCGGGCGGGTCAGCCTCGGCCGCTTGCGCCGTCTCCGCCTCGGGTCCCCGATAGATCAGGGCTGCGGCCGCAACCGATGACGGCGCTGAATCGGATGCGGCACGATCCTCGGGACTGGGCGGAACGACTGTGTCCACAGCGCCTTGCGTGTCGGGGATCGGCGCGATCAGGGACTCGGTCATGGTTCACATCTCCTTCTGGGTTTCGCCCGCCATGCGGGCATGAAGCTCGGGGCAGAGGCGCACGATGTCGGCCAGCACCTGGAGGCCGACGTTGCGTTCGCCTTCGCGGAAGAAGGTGGCGCTGGTGCCGGTGAAGCTCGTTTCGTAGAGGTGGCAGAGCTGCAGCAGCCGCCACACGAAGCGGCGGCCCTCGCGCTGGTTCATCAGCCAGACGAGGTCGGCGTCGGCGCGCTCGTTCTGCAGGCGGCGGCGCTTGTGGCGTTCGGACACGTGGGTGCGATCGCCGGCGTCGTAGCCGGCGGCTGGATCGGTCATGCGGGACTCCAAAAATGAAAAACCCGGCCGGTCCGGGCCTCTTTCGAGGTCGGACCGCCGGGTGTTGGCGGGCGACTGCAGTAGGGCTAGTGTAGGTTTTTTCCTAGCCTATTCCTGCTGAACCTGCAACTTTGATTCTGTGGATAAGTGAGAACGAAAGGAGATTATCGGATTCGGCCCCGCCCCGGCAACTTTCCTCCGGGAACGATCCGGTCCAAGGTCCCGTCGCCATGAGTCCCCTCCTCCGACGCCGCCGGCTGTTGTCCGGCGCGCTCGCCCCGGCCGCGCTCGGCCTCGCGTTCCGCCCGGCCGGCGCCGTCGTCATCCTCGACAGCACCTGGCGCGCGGAAGGCGGCAGGCCCGGCCGCGAGAGCGCGGGCTTCGGCGCCCACGTGGCGCTGGCGAACCAGCCGCAATTCGCCAGTGTCATGGCATTGTCGGAGGACGGCGGCGAGACGTGGGACGATGCCTCCGGCACGTGGATCGGCAACATGGCGGGGCCGAACGGGAGGGCCCAGGGCGTGGTGCTGACGTCGGGGCACAATTTCGAACCCGGCGAGGGCGCGGACAACTTTCTCTACCGCACCGGCGGCGGCACGGTGCGGCGCGGCGTGCGGCTCGACCCGCACCCGCTGTACAACCGCAACAACAAGGAACGCAGCGGCTACGACGCGGCCATCGTGCGCCTCGACGGCCCGGTGGGCGATGCCGGACCTCAACCGGCGCTCTATGCCGGCCGCGACGAGATGGGCAAGCAAATCGTCATGGTGGGCTACGGCACCCGCGGCATCGGATCGGTGGGCGAGGACGAGACGTACAACACGTCGGGGCAGAGGGCGGCCGCGACCAACGTGGTCGACGAGGTGATGGACGCCGTGGTGCCGCCGCCCCGGGCGACGACGGCGGCAACTGGCTGCAGGTGACGCTGCGCCGCGAGAGCGAGGGCGCCGGCCGGCTCGACGGGCTGCTGGGCGCAGGCGACAGTGGCGGCTCGGCCTGGATGCGGACCGAGCGGTTCGGCTGGATCATCGTCGGCATCAACGCCAACGGCACGGGGAAAGCAACCTACGGCGAGCAATCGGAATTCGCCCGCGTCTCGGGCCTCAGGGATTGGATCCTGCGGCTGGCGCCGGGGGCGCGGTTCGCGGGGTAGAAACGACTCGCGGGCAAAGAAAAAGGCGGCCCGCGAGGGCCGCCTTTCCTTGTCCGAGGCCTTTCGCTGCTGCTGGGTTACCAGCAGCTTACTGGATGACGATCTCGACGCGGCGGTTCTGCGGCTCGCGGACACCGTCCGCGGTCTTGACCAGCAGGCCCGCTTCGCCGCGGCCGATCAC